GCTAAAATTGATTACACCGCAAATTAAGGGCCAAGAATTCGATGTTAATGCAATAGAGTATAAAAATAAGATTTATGGCGACGTAACAAAATATATAAGTGATAAAAAGACAATTATTTACTGTCCGAATATAGCATTTAGCATCGCAATTGCAAACGAGGTTGGTGGAGTGCATTTTGATGGAAATACTCCAAAATCAGAGCGTGAGCGTATAATAAATGACTTCCGCACGGGACGTATTAAAATACTCTGCAATGTAGATTTAATTGGAGAAGGATTTGATGTACCGGATTGTGAGTGTGTAATGCTATTACGACCAACAATGTCAGTGGCATTATATATACAGCAAGCAATGAGATGCTTGAGATACCAAAATGGTAAGGTTGCTACAATTTATGATTTTGTTGGAAATTGCCATCGCCACGGACTACCGACTGATGACCGTGTGTGGTCTCTAAATAAAAAAATAAAAGTACGTAATAGCAATGGTGTACCAGATGTAATTACTCGTATGTGTGGTAAATGTTATCGTGTATATAGTGGCATAAATCCAATTTGCCCATATTGTGGTAATGACAACCATAAAACACGTAAGCAAATAGAGATAGAGAAAGAAGCGGAATTACAGCAAATTAAAAAAATAGAACGTCGTGAGCAAGGGCGAGCACAAGATTTGCAAAGTCTTATTGTTCTTGGCAAGAAACGTGGATATAAAAATCCTGTATATTGGGCTAAAAAAATACTGGAAGGTAGGTACAAAAATATATGACAAAAACACAATTAGTGGTTGAAATTTGTAAGTTAGATCCAAGTTATATTGAGAAAAGAGGACATTTATATTATTTATGTCTTGATGAATTAATCGAATTATATGAGGAGTTAAAAAATGAAAAAAAACTGGCTAAGTCTATTATTCTTAATTAGTGGAATGGTTATATTTGTTGGTATTTGTATTGCATTTATTGAGTATGACGAAGACTCGTTAAATTTTGTGACGCTTGTAAGTGGGCTGGCAACACCTATTATATTATTTATAGCATCCGCATTATTTTGGAAAAATGATAAGAATAATTAAAATATTAATATTTATAATAGCTATTCTACACTTGCCATTTATAAATAAAGTAATAAAAAAAGGAGAGAAATAAAATGACGGAACAAGAGAGACTAAGATTTTTAAAAAAAATTAAACAAATGATCGTAGTTGAAGGAAACCGATGGTATTTAGATATATGCAGCAGTGATTTTGATTTAAAATGGGAATGCAGCGATTTAGAGGATTATAAAAGGTCTTTTAATTATTTAGTAGGCCAATTATTACGGGATAAAGAGATATGAAAAAAGTTGTAATACATTTAGAAACAGGCATCGATTTATCTCTTAATGATAAATTAAAAAATACGCAATTAATGAGTGCTATCGGTATGCTAACACAATTATTAACACAAATACACGTAGAGAAATATAACGAGACTACTAAATTAAAAAATATGCTTAATGAATTTACAAATAAAATAATTGACGAGGTATGCAAATAATGAAAAAACTACTAATAATAATTTTACTCTGTCTCTGTCTATGTGCGTGTGATAATAAAAAAGAAAAAGGTTATTACACATTTAAGAACATAGAAATCGACGTAGATTATGACCAAGAGAAAGACCAATACGATGTCTATGTATATGACGAGGATCGACACATATATGTGGATCGAAAAAATGTAGAAATTATAATTGCAGGAAAATATGATATCATTTATGATAATGGCAAATTATATTTTTTAATTAGATGGAGGGATTAGGCTGTGAATACAAAAATCATAGATTTTATAAAAGAATTATTAATAGAAAAAGATTATAAAATAGATAAATATAGCGATGATTCTTTTCGAGCACATCACAATAAAAATTATTTTCAAGAAATACATTGCTTTGTAAGCGATGAAGATATTTTAATCATACATCCTGATATTTGCGTTCATACACGAAATAGAACATTGCAAGAAACCATCAAAGAATTAATTACATTATATAATGCAGCGGAAAAAGATATCGAACATGTAAAAGAAAAGATAAGTGATATTACACAGAAAGATAGTATGATTAAAATATTAGAATTATGTGAAGTACCACAAACAATCATTGAATATATAAAAAATAAGGGGTAATTATTTACCCCTTTTAAAATACTCAACCTGCGACAGTCTTTTCTGTGCTTGTTGTTTTGTAAGATTTGGTTTGCTTAAAGGCTTACCTTTTTCTGATTTCACCATATAGCCTGATTTAGTTTTCACTATCATTTGCAACTTCCTCATACTCACGAGATTTATCAAGTAATTCTGTTGCTTCAGAGTAGATTTTGTCATCACCTTTAACACGTAATTTACCAGTATCAGATTTTACTAAAATATAATTGCCTTTGTTAATTTTTGTAATCATAATTATGCACCTGCCTTTTCGTATGCTAATAATACGCCTTTCATAGCTGCTTTAAATACTGTGGCGTCAGTGTAAGTAGTGTCTTTGATATATACCTTACCTGTTCTAACTTGAATTGTTTTATCTGGTTGATTTTCGGTAGCAACAGTATCTACTCTATCATATTTAGTGCATAATCCTTTATCACCAATAGATGATAAATCTGTACCAAATACACCATTATCATAAGTCCAATTCAAACTACCCAAATCCACAAAATCAGTATCCTCAAAGTCAAGTGTTTCTTTAACACATAAGCATTGTCTTAACGTGCCACCAATAGCATTTTGTAAAATTGTGCCTTGATTTTCTAATGGTGTCAAATCACTCTTTTTAGCAATATCACTAGGTGTTCCTTCAGTATAATCATATAAAGTATCAACAAATGCTTTATAATCTACTGGATAGAATATTAAATTACCTTGTGGAACTCCACTTGTACCAGAGAATTCCATTGAGCCAAAATCATCAATAATTAGATTTTCACTAAATGGTGTACCTTGTTCAGTTGTTGGTGTGGCGAGTTCGTAATAGAGTGTGCCAGTTGGAGATGTTTCTGAATTTGTTGAAGAATTCTTAAAATATAATATTCCGTTTCTATCAATAGCAAAACCAATATTTCCTGAATATACACTATCTGCATAAGTGCTTGGTGCAGTAGAACAAAGCCATTTAATTATTGCACTGCTTCCATCTGCTGTCGCAGGTTTAACTAAACTTATTAAACCATTTGTTGTATAATAGTTGTTATCACTATTATATGCCCAACTTAATGTAGATAAATCCACACTACCAATTCTTCTTGTAATAGTTCCATCAGGTGTCTTACTATCTGCTGCACTACCGGCTGACTTTAATTCTTCAGTTCCTGTGTCATTATTAGTCAATTCTTCATAAGCGTAATATTGGTCATATCCTGACTCACCTTCGTAATATAAAGAAATAGTAATGTCATTGCTATAAGTAGTTAAACCACCAGCGTGACTATTAAATCCAATATAACAGCAATTAGAAGGAACATTAAATGTATTATGACTAATGTCGTTTGCAATAGGGCCAATAAAATTATTGTCTTTGTCAAATGCATAAATGTCAAAACTATTTCCAACAGTTATATATGATAAATAATATGTTGCATTTGGAATTACTTTGATTAAGTTTTTACTTTTAATGTAATTTGCATTTGCTATTTTTTCACCTGTTTGGTCATTGTAATAACCATTTTCCCATTCCTCATCCCATTGTTGTCTACCAATACACTTAATATATCTACTATTAGCATTAACTATTGTGCCTGTATTATATGCAAGACTGCCTTGATAATATCTGAAGAAATGTTCTGGGTGACTAATTAAGTCAGCTGGTATATCATCATTAAACCATTGAGTTAGGTCGATGACTTTATCTGTTGCGTCATCATTTATTGTAATTGCAGTTCCTGTGCTTGTGACTATTGCATAAACTCCACTAAAAATAGTTAAATATTTATGTCCACTAATTGTAGTTACTTCAGTAGTTCCACTATCCACCAACTGATTTACCACCACACTATTACCACGTTTCTCTTTCATTAATGCTAATGCACCAGTAGCAAAGTCTGCTTGACTACCATTACCAGTTCCAGTTGCTTGGAATAAAAATGGATCATCTTGGTCGTCACCAGCACTCTCATCATATGGAGTTAAATTGTCTGCAGCACCTACAGTCATAGTAGGATAATTGCCGTCTACGTTGGCTTTTGTCTCTAATTCACCATTAATTTCTGTGATATCTTCTTCAATATCAGTTAAGGCAGCATCAATTATTTTATTTTGCACAGGGTTTTCTGAACTATCGCTTAATGCACTATCGACAACAACTGTGCCTTCAGGAATATCTACTTTTACTAGATCACCGTCATCATCAATTGCGATCATCTTTACTGATGTTGTGCCGTCAGGAAAATCACTGCCTTTAATATAATCTACTGGCTTGTCCCAACCAACTCCACCTTGACCGTCTGCAAATGGTACAGCTCCTTTTGCTGCACTACCAGAGTCAATTGCTCCAGTTGATTCTACTGTGTCGTCAAGCACTCTACGTAATTCGTTAATATCACAATATTCATTGATTTTTTTACTTGTGTGATATGTAGGACTTAATTCAAAAATAATAACATCTTGGAATCTATGATAGCAAATTAACGCACACATAGAATTTGTCCAGATTAAAATACCAGTCTTTAATCCGTTGTCTTCAAATTTAAAATATACAGGAGTGACTTTATTTTTGTAAGTATCAGCATCTAAATGCTCGAAATCAAGATTTACATTGTTGCCACCTGTATTTAATACCGTACGCAAATCCTTCAAATTTGCTGTTGTCATTGAAGCAAGTAATGCCTCAATATAAGGAACTTTTCTAATAACACTCATACTTAATTACCTCCTCTTATGACTGTGTTAATATAGTTTCACTTTTGCAAGTGTTCCTACCCTACCAGCGATCATTGGATAATCGCTATTTCCTGACCAAATAATTAAATTTGTGCCTACTCGTTGCATATTGTGTATCATATTTATTACACTACCTTCGTTATTTTGTAATCCAGGACCTGTAAATTTGTACACAAAATTCTCTGATAATGCATAAATTGGAATTAGCATTGTAAGATAACTATGTGTAAATACATATATGCCATTATAATCACTACCAATATTAAATTTAAATGCTACTGGTGTGCCTTCATATTGCCACTGAATTAAGACAGTTCCTGCTGGTGCAATATAACTAATAATACCTGTCTCTTGGTCGATATTAGTGATATCACCACTTACTCCGCCATTAATTGTTGCTACGATATTATATCCTGTTCTAACAGTGACTGTGTAAGTTCCAGCACCTGCTGGTTGCTCTGTAAGAGTTGCAGTACCACCTTGTAAAGTGACGGCAGTCTCACCAGATGTAGCCGGTGTAAGTATAGTAGGTTTTAAAGCATCTGTATCAAGTAAATTTTTATTATTTTTAGTAACATTACCTGTAAAATTCTTATTGCCTGCTACATTTTGATTACCAGTTAAATTAACAGTATTTTTATCAAGTGCAAGCGTACCATCATCATTTGGTAATTGAATTGTATATTCATTATCAGACCAGTCGTCATTTGAATTATCAGCTATTATTTTAAATGTTGCTGAATAATTATAAACATCATCGTGATAATCTGCTTCAATTAATGGAATATCATCTCTATTTTGTATATTTAATGGATTTCCTGAAATACGTAAGCCCCCAGTGAAAGTCTTTAAATTACTGATAGTTTGTGATGTTCCGAGAGTAACATAACTATTTAGATCACTTGGAGTCAGTAATTTTGCACCATACCAATAAATTATATTATCTACCATTGACAGACCATTTTCACTTGGTTCTGATGATTCCTTAAATGTAATATTTTGTACGTCAATGCTCTTAAAATCCGCTGTACCAGTTAGCATTTTTATCAGTTCATTCCATTGTGCGATATTAATATTTTTATCAACCGCTACTGATTGTGTAGAAGGCTCAACTGCAAATGCAGAAAGTCCCATAGTTTTTTGTTCGCCATCATATATAAACCAACAACTAAATAAAACACTATAAACATCAACATCTTCAAGCTCTACAAAAATATCAGTCGGAATATTAAACACATAAAATCTGTATGTTTGATTATAATGGAAGAATTTCAAATCTCTATTTTGGTCATAAGGAATTGTGGCATTTACAACGTCATCAGCAGTTAAATTATTAATCGTATATTCACCATTAGGTTTTTTATAACGGCAATAAACATTATCTTTTGTGATAGTTTCCGTGACTTCGTTGTCCCAATAAACATAAATAGCATTAACATTCTCATCCCCATATCGTGGTGGTGATACTGTTATCTGTTCTTTTAATGTTCCGTTTTCATCAAAAAATAAATACATTATTCTTTGTCCTCCTTGTGTAATATTTTATCTGCAATTTCGCTTAATCCTTCCACATTATTTTCAAAGCACCATTTTGGTAGTGGATTTACCACTATTGCAACAAGCTCGCAAGGTATAATAATGTATAAAGACTCCTTAATCATTGCAACATTGTCGCCAAGCCATATTAAAGTCACCAGTAGCAACGTTAAAGGCAAAATTAGCTTTAAAATTCCTTGTAAAATCTGTTTGAATAAAGAGTATTTACATTTCATACCCTCAAGATAAAACTTGATTAAAACCGAAATTACGCCCAGCATAATTCCAATGACTGCAATGCCAGCAAGACCTACTTGCAGTTTAGTCGTAGTTTGGAATAAGTGGAATCTCACAGTCATATATGTCACTGGTGCTATTGTCGAGAACAGCAGGAACAGGATCAGTCTGACTTTGTTCATTTACTATTTCCTCCTTCTTAATTTCGTAAGGGTCAGTTAGATATTTACCTTGCTCGCAACCACGAGTAAATTTAACTATTAATTCTACTTTTCGTGTTAATTTAGCGGTTTTTTCAATTACAACATAGTTATAATTTGTATAAAGTTGTGTGATACCACAACTAACCCAAATACACACTTGAATTGTTGCTGCAATAAATGACGCCCAGTCCCATCCTGTTAGCATTGGTACGAAATATGCACCAATTATGGCTGTCACAACTTGTGCGACTCCATTTTTACCGAACATTTTAGCACGTTGGTCTTTATCGGTTTTTTCTCTTTTAGTATCAGCACCGATTTGATTTTCATATTCACTAAATAAATTTAAATTGTAGATTTTAACAGATATGCATTTTTTTAATACTTTACGTTGCTTTCTATCTAACTTGTCATATTGTTCTTTATTTTCTTTATAAAAACCATCTTCATCAAAGAACCAGTCATATTTCATTCTGGCACCCATTAGGTTAGTTCTACGATAAATTTTCTTTTTTTCAATTTCTTCACACGCATAAAAATTATCTACACGCTCGATATATGGATTTGCCATATTACAATTATTAGAATATTTTGTAAGACTATCGTGCCAGATTTGAGATCGATATCCGTAATTAAATCCATTCTCACCCAGTCCTTGTTTTATCATAAAACCAACCAAAATGCCTATACCTGCTTTTGCGATGCATTCCCAGACTGTTAAATCAGTTTTTTTAATGACTACCATATTATAAAATACATACGCAACAGAGGTTAATAAAATAATGAAGTTGATAAAATTGCCTTTTATAAAGTCATAAATTTTTTTATTTTTCTCAGCTTCCATTAGAAGATAGCCTCATAATCTCCAGCAACTTTATCCTTGACTTCAGCAGTTGCTTTTTCTTGTTCTTCTAATACTTGGCTTACTTCTTCTGCAGCATCCTTAACCTCTTTACTATCAGTTTTTGATCCAAGATATTCAATTAATGCTGCTTTTCCTTTTGCTGTGTTATCTTGCATTAAAACAAGCACTTTCATAATTGTTTCGTTTGATTGTTCTAATGTTGCAAGTGACTCGTTAATTTTATCAATTTGCTCTACAGACAATTTATCAAAATTCTCTTTTAACCACTCGCCCATTTTTGCTTTATATTCGTTAAGCATATCCTCAATTGTCATACTCTTGTGTTTTCTGTATTTTAAATACACAACGAATAAAGCACTTAATACACCAGCATCAACCATCCAAGTAATAATTTTAACAACTAAACTCTCTTCCATATATTGACTCATCCACGCTTGAACTTCGGCCTTGAAATCATCAATTGTAGGCTCTACTTCCTCAACAGGTGCAGGATCTACTTCCACTTCTGGCTCGTCAGCTAAGACCGTCACTGGAATAATTAACATCATTAAAATTACAATAAATGCAAACAAGATTTTCTTCATTTTATTCCTCCTTTGTTAGCGTTTGTAAAATATTATGATAGTCTTTTAATTTGCTATTGACACCTAATTTAAAAATGTCAATTTCGTCTCTCATTTTTTCTATTTCTTTGCGTAATTCGATATTTTGTGCAGATAATTTACACAAAAAATCATTTTTTGCAACAGGTTTGAATTTTTCACCATCAAAAATGATGATGTCATCTTTTTTTAATTCACCTTTTATATCAACTACAATTTTCATTATAAATACCTCCTAATATTTAGATATAATAACTTGTTATTTTTTGTTATATCATAAGATAAAAGTGCATTGCCATTACTATCGCATATCTCAACATATTTAACTCCTGACGTTGGTCCAGTATATTCTATACTTGCCGTATTTGAATTGATAGGAGTTAGCGTAATATTTGAAATATCGGAATCTTGTAAATAATTATGAGTTGTGCCATATAATTTTAACATACCTGCAGAAATAGGCTTACTTCTTATCATATTACTTGTTTCTAAAAATAATTTAGTAAAAGTAATGCTTTTATCAGCGACACAAAATTCAAATTGTGTTGATATAACTGGTTTTTCTTTATTATCTTTTTTAAGATATCTCTCGATCCCAAAAACATATTCATTTAAGTCATTATTATTCGAGTCTTTATCTTTAACGACAGGTAAATTATAAAAATCAATAAATAAATCTTGAACGTCGTCATTATTATTTAATGCTATATATTCAGATACGTTTAATGTAAGTAAGAAATACATTTGAATATAATCAAACTCGCCATTATCATCACAATATTTATAATAATTTGTGGCAACTCCACCGATCTTATTAGAACCAGTTGAATATTTCAAATAAGGTGGATAAATTTCACTCACACTTACACATTGTATTGGTTTTACATCGCTCTTTTCGATTATTCCAACATCGTCGTAATCATCACCAGCATCTCTATCACCTGTATTAGGATGCTTATCAACAATCCAGTTATCCTCAAATCCAGTAGTTAATACGATAGAATTACCAATCAATCGTGTAACACAATTTAATGCAAATTTACTATCTACACTTGGATGATAGCCATTACCTGTTGTTCTTATTAAAACATATTTAATAGGCTCATAACTTAATCCACCCTCTAAATGATATAATAACCATTCAGGCAAATTAACATTAGCACCAAATACTAAGTGGTCTGTATATGCATTATCATAGTTATAAGCAAATTCACAATAGAATTTTTCTAAATCGTGTCTTATAAATGCTTCTTCACGTGCGTTAACCCAAGTTCTTATTTTTGATTTAATTCCTGTAAAATAATCACGCAATACATAATCTTTCGTTGCATAAGCATTGCATTCAAAGTGATCTGGATAAAATTGATATTCTGTGCGATACACGATATCATCACCAATTTTATCTCCAATTTCATACAAATAAATAACATTTGTTAATCTTTGATTATACATTTTTTGCATATTGCCAAGACGATTGGCTTTTTGATATTCTAAAAATCCTTGACTATATGCATCAACCCAAGCATTAGTTTGATTATCCGCAATTACACGATTATTACGTGGTCTATCACCTTTACTCGCTTGAAATACGGAGTCATATGTTGTTTCGTACTCGATTTGGAAAAAAGTGCTAAAATAACTATTATCTGTCGTATTTATATATTGAGCTACATCATATCCATATGGACCCAAGTCACCATTAGCAACTGCATTACATGCAACTATCTTTTTTAAATAATATAATGTACTGGTTTCTGTTGCAAATATAGGCTTTAATAATTGATTGAAACCATTTATAATATTAGAATTTCTAACGAAATGTAAATAGAAATTTTTATATTTAGAATAGTAATTTCCTATTGTATACCCGTCTTGTTGACTTATGTTATCCACATTAACAATATCACTACGATATATTGCTTTTAAAGAATCATATTCTTTTTGCTCTACAACTAATGAATATTTATCTGTTTCATTGTTATATAAAGAACTAATTTCGCATAAATCACTTTTAATTATAGTTGTTTTTATGATATTTTGTCCGCCTGGATCTTCAATTGTACCATCGGAGCACACAATATACATCCATAAATGCTTTATATTTAAAATAGGAAATTGTGTCTTTAAATGACAATTTTCGCTTGTAATAATTGCATCATCACTTGTTAATGTTAAATATTCCGCTGTTGTAACCGTGTTATTAACACCTTCAACATTAGTTTGCATTACATTTTGCAAGTCCATTCTAATTTCACTAATATAATCATCACTTGATCGTGATTTTGTAATAAAATTATAAGGCTTGCTATTTGCATCTGTTGTATCTGTTATATCAATAAAGTCTATAACGTGTGTTGCATTTGGAAAATTAGTATCTTCAGATGTCTCATATAAATTTTTCTTACGTAAAATTACAATGCAGTCACCAATCATAGTTAAGTCATTAAATAATTCTCTAAATGTAGGGTTAGACCATTGCATTTCAGGACATTCTATATTTTCAAATTTATCGATAAAATTCTGTGAAAACGCCCAGTTAAGATAAAATGCATTATTCACTAAATGACGTGGTGCATATTCATATCTGATTTCTTTTAAATAATTATAAATAGATATTTTGGTACCAACTTTATGTGGTGTAATCGATAAATTTGGTAAAATAATACCTTCTAATTTTTTAGTTAAACTAAATAAATTAATTGTATAAGAAAATGTCGTATCACTTTGTCCTATTGCCTCTTGTGTGCAACTAAAACTATCAATACACATATCACGATATTTAGCACCACTATCATATTGAATTTGCACGTCATCAAATGGCTCGATATCAATTTCGTTACTTAAATGTGAAAGCCTAATGGTTGCACTATCAAGTGTCTCGTTATAATTTTCTGTCAGTGTCCAGCCACTATCGATTGGAATTGGATCTGTGATATTAGTAAATTTAATCTTCATATGCGACTCCCATTTGTAAGTCCATCAAGACCGCTTAATTGTCGTAATTGATTAATGCTATAATTTTGCTTTCTAATTTCTAAATTTTGTGAGTGCAATTGCAATCCAAAATTGATAGTCTGTGATATAGCCATAACACCAACACCGATAGCGGCACCTACAGGGCCATATTGTGCTCCTGCAATGGCACCCATACCAAGACTCCTCACAAATCCTAACGCCGACAACCCAAAATTGACTTCTCTTTGTGCGTTATAATCTCCTGTGAAATTACCGATATTACTAAGTGAATAATTAACCATTTGCTTTGCTTCGCTTTCAATTAAATTGAAAAATTGATGTTTTGCGAAGTCTTTTAATACATTTTCATTATTTTCTGACTTTGGTGCTTTTGGAACTTGAATATTAGTACCACCAAGCACCTCACCAGTTCTGGTATCTGATATAGTAATATAAATCTTGCCATCACTCATCGTTGTAACCCCACTTGTAATGTTGGTGCGTCATTTGGCTTAGATCCATTTCTAAATGCTATTAATTTGCAATGGAAATTAAAATCCTCACTATAAACAGTAAATTTAATATTAAAATCAGTATTGCCGCTCAATGTACCATTACTAACTTTTAGCATTAGTGATAAAAGATTAATTAACACATAATCATATTTAAGACTCGCTTCACCAAAACTAATATAAGATATTTCACCTGTCTCTTGATCTATATTTTTAATTGATCCTTCACCTAAAATTGTAGCCACGATTTTATAACCTTTTTTAACATCAACCGTATATGTCCCTTCGGATTGTGCTCCAACAGTCGCACCGGCTATATCACCAATTCCACCAAATCCATCCTCATTAATATAATTATTTAACACAGGAATAGATAAAGTGGCTTGAAATGTCGCTATGCTCTTAACGGTGCTGGCAATTACATCACTGCTTACAGGCTGTGTATTTCCTGTCATTTGATAAGACCAGTCAAATGATAATGGTTCAATTGGTACGTCGTTTATTGTTAAATTCTCAACATCAGAAATATTATTCATTATATAAAGTGTAGCACTTATATAAAGCACACTACGATAACCATATGCCGCCTCGTTAAAATTACTCATTACAGCAGGGCTCGTATATTGTTGTTTTATAAATACACCATCATTTATTGGTTTCCAGTTATGAGTTACTGAAAATGAATCAAATATCTCTTTTGCCTCAATTAGTCCATTTTGCTCGCTTAATATTAGAATTTGCACCGGTTGAGTCTCAACACCAAATTCAATAGAACTGATACCATATTTAGTAATAACATAAATTTTATCAGGATCTAATTCACCATTTTTTGCAAATAACTGCTCTGATAAAACTACTATTTTATCACTATGTAATTCTTGTCTTAAATAATTTTCAAAATTAAAATCCATTTAACTCAACTCCAGTCTATTATTTACTTCCGCATTTGGCATCATTAACGCTGCCTCATTTAAAGCTCTATTTACCCAATGCATACTCTTATTATGTGTACCAAATGCTCCGACCTCATTTACCCACATAGCATAGTCAGAGATCCCATTATGTGATTTTCCTGTATGTGAGATTATTCCTTTTTCTCGCCATAATTTCATATCATAAAATGGAGCGTTAATACAAAAAGTAACTTCATTGTCTTTAACCTCAACTATCTCTGCAAGCATAATTTCTCGTGCCATATTTCCAGATAAAATAGGTGATAACTCCTCAAGATACATTTTAACAAGTGTAGATAAATTAAATAATTCTTGCGTCATCTTCTTAAACTAATATAAGTGGTAGCGTGAACGTCATCATCAAATTGTGTTTCTTTTTTATGGATTTCTCGTTGAATGTCGTCAACAGTCCACGATTTACCAAGATATAACACAATCGACAATTTTTTCATATCTCTTACGTCGTCATTGGTTTTTAACGTTATCGTATTTCTATTAGAACCGAACACATTAGCAGTTGGATTAAATCCTGATGCTATGGCATTTACCTCTTCGGCATAAAATACACCTGCAGGCATTTCTTTTAACACAATAACATCACGATTTATCTTGTCATTTGGCAACCAATACTTACATATACGAAAATTAGTTCTTCTGCTATGATAAATATCAACGCTCATCGCATCCACCAGATTATTCCTCTCTGTCTATTATTTAAAAGTTGTCTATTTGTTAATCCGCACATTCTCAAATGATCGATTGCATTAGGAGCCAATTGTATTTTTTTAAGTCGGTTAATATTCATAACCTCACCCTTTTCTGGATCATATCCAGAGTCCACACTAATATCACTATTACGGAAAATATAAATAGCTTGTTCTAATAACGCTTTTTTATAATGCTCCTTCATATTTTGTGTAAACACTGGCCATTCTTTTTCAATATTTCTATTATAATTTGAATTGATAAATACTTCCATTCTGTCTTCAATACGTTTCAAGAAAGCAAGTGCTTCTACCTCACCATTAAGTGCAACACGTATTCCACCTATCTCTGGAAAATACTCATCAAATTCATCGAGTGTAATATACTTAGTCTGTAATGTCATCGTCATAATCCTCATCGAATGTATCACTCGGTGCATCTTCCATATTTTGTAAATCGTGCATAAAGTTTTCGATTTCTTTATCACTTGCACCATACATTTTTAATAACTTTCTAATTTTTTCTTCAATCATAGTCGTCCTCCTCATCAGGATCAAATAAATTGTCTATATTAAACATTGTATCCATTCCTGTATATTCTAAGGCGTATTTAATATAATCCTCAAAATCTTTGTTAGTTGCTTTGTTTGTTAATTCTATTCCGAATGTATAATTCCCTTTTAGTTCTTTATATTTGGCTTCATCATTAAAGAAATCAGGTTGTTTAACTGGCTCAAATATTGTAAATGTCCCTATTGGTTTTTTAGAAATATTTTTTAATATAAAATCATATCTTTCTTTTAAAGTCATTTTTGCATACCTTTCCATTTATTTAACAATACATTAAATACTTCATTTGCTTGTTCATTTGTCCCATCAACATAATGTGATGCAAAACATTCGGCAATATATTCAGATATATTTGTTTTTCCATAAGAACTTATTGGTTTATTATATTTATGTTTTATTTCTTCAATATAAGATAGTGTTCTTGTATCAACATAACCATCAAATATTGTTTTTCCTCCTAAAATATAATTACAAACAGCGTGTCCTAATTCGTGATATGTTGTTGCCCCAAAAGAAGCACCAACATTAGCAGGATAACCATATTTTTCAATATACTTTTTGTTTACAGTTTCATCATAATCACCATATTGAGAATTTTTTAATTGAATCCACGATTTTCTACTATCTTTTTTTGATGGACCACAAACACCCCAAAATTTACCGCTTGTTGTTCTTTGGTTATCACGAAGATATAATGTCTTAAAGTGTCTTTCTACTTCTTCTTTTGTAAATGTTTTTCCATTATTCCATTGTTCTAATTTTATTTTGTAATCATCTATTTCTTTCTGATATTCGGATGTTTTAGTATAATCTCTATATTCTTTTTCGAGTAATGTTGAAGCACCTTTTTCAGTTCCAAAACTAATTAGACTATCATTTAAAAAAGAGAATTCTTTAATGGTTGTCTTTATAGAATTAACAATTTCAATTGAATTCTTATCATTTATACCTTTTAAAGAAATAGCACCTTTAAATCCTTCGTTTTTTAATTCATCATATAACTTTTGTTGTGTTTTAGTATTTGATAAATCTTTTTCAAAATCTTTTTCTTTTTGTTCATCATATTCTTCTTTAGTATAATAAGGAATACCAGCTTTTTCTAAAACACCAATATTTCTAGTAAGTTTCCATTTACTACCATCTTTAAAATAATAAAGTTCATCGCTCTTTTTTAAATTATATAGTTCATCAATAATATTAGATAGTTCTTCATCAGTAAATTTAGATAAATCACCAAACGAGCCTCCATACCATCTTAAACTTCTTATAAGACTAGATTTATTATTCAATGGATCACGAAAATTATTTTGAACATACTGACCTATTTCCCTTATTTGTTTTTTAGATAATTCATTTGATCTTGTTGGTTTTTTAAAAGACTGAAAATGCTTATTTGATCCACTACCATAATCACCATACTCGCCACTTGCATCGCCATTGCCTTTTGGTACATACGGTTGTTGTTTACCAGCACTATTTATTTTAGTTGGCATAATGAATTACTCCTTTGGCATATAACCAGTATATTTTTTGCCAGAAAAGCCTTTTGTAGCATTCCTTTCATAATCTTCAACATTTACTTCTTCACCTAAAACCGAACCAATGATTTCATTAAAATCTTGATAAGTAGTATCTAAATCAGGATCATAACCTCCTTCAATAATAGCTTTAGATGCTGCACTTTGTAAACCACCTAAAAAAACATTTGACTTTTTTAATTTGTCTAAATCATAATATTTAGTCATATAGTTTAAATATGCTTTAGCACCTTGTTGACCAGCTTTAAACGCTTCATCACTTATAAGCTCATTTCCATATTTATCTTTACGATTTGGGTTTTTACCTTTTTTTGCATTTGTTTTTTCATTTTCTTCGACTTTATCATAATCGATATTATCTATATTTTCAACAAATTCTTCCTCAAAGTCATTATCAAAATCATCATCAAACGCTTCATAATCTTCTAATTCATCGTTTTCTTCAAACCATTTATGAACATCATCTTCAGTCAATTGTCCATTAGAAGCACGAGAAATAGTGCCAGCATTTAAATTAACTTCTTTTGTTCCGTTTTCTGTCATTTTATTTACGATAGATTCAATTAATTTAGATTTATCACTTCCGCCTTGTCCTTCATTGCCTTTTGAAGTAAATTGACCACTCTTATCACGTGGATGTTTGTTTTCTTCCCAAACTGCCATGTTATGCTTCCTCCTTTAATTTTAACACAATTACTGCACCTTGACCGTTCCATGAAACCTCAACAATTTCATAATCAGTCAAGTCGCCATTATTTAATCGGTCTTCAATATTTTTAAAATCAATGTTATTTATGCATAAAATTTTATATCTCATTTTTTTCTCTCCTATAAAAATAGAGAGGAGCAATATATACTCCTCTCACGATTTAGCATATATCACACAATTCGTAATACTTATGCAGATTTAATTTTAAGCGTGTTGAGTAACAGCTACAGAGCTATTAGTAACAGCGATAATCTTGCCTGCTGCATCAACAAGTGCAAAGTAGTAAGATTTGCTACCAGCTGCTTCAGTAATATCAACATTAGGTGTTGCGATCTTATAATCAGTACCTGCAGTACCAACTGATGAAATTGCACCGCCAAGTGTGAATGCAGAATCTTTATAAACTACATAGCCACGTAGACCTGCTGGGTTTGTCCAGAAGTTACGTAATTTCCATGCGTATTGTACTGCACCTGCTACAGTATCGATAGATAAAGTAGAAACTTTAGTTGTAGCATTTGCTTCGCTTAAAGAAACATAGCAACCAACAACTTTGTTTTTAGGAATTACTACGCCATGGTAAATTAAGTAGTTCATTAGGTAGCCGTGGAATCCAGCAAGGCCACTCATTTCAGGACTATAAACTTTAGAATATTCTAACTTACGAATTGGAACTACTGCTTTCTTGCTAACAACCATAAAGTTGATTAATTTAGAAGCAGATCCATTTGGTCTGTAACCATTGTTAGTAACTAATACGTTATTGAAGAAACGATTAGATGGAACTTGAATAATTGGTCTTTCACCGTATTTTTCAACTGTGAAATCGATACCGGCTGCTGAACGATAATCACCTTGAGTTAAGAACTTAGTTAATTCAGTAGTATTTCTAATTAAAGTCATAACTGCTGGATTTACAAAGATAATTTGTTCTTCTGCAGGAACTTCGTGTTCTGCAAGCCACTCAAATGCACTATTGAATTTACCGATGATTTGATTTGCAGAGATTGTTTCTGTATGTAAGTTGCCAAGTGATACAGATGCTGTATCAGCAATAATTGAGAAACGAGTTGCATCAACTTCAGGGATAACTTTAGTTCTATTGAATTCTTCTACGATGTTACCAATAACAACGCTTGCAGATTCTTCATCTTCAATGTAGTCAATTCTAAATTGACGACCACGCTTGAATTGTAAACGGAAGATTTCCCATTCTAATGTTACGCCACCAATAGCGAAACCATCACGAGCACCTTCAGCTACATTTCCAGCATATGCTGCATATTCATCAAATGGATATTCGTCGCTACCACCACCTGCTGCGAATTCAGATTGTGTGCTATAATAATTTGATAGACCATCCATTAACATAGATGCGATTTTTACATAACCAGTTTCATTGAAATTAACATCAACAAACTTAGTTCCTTGCTCTAAAATTGTAGATTTACCATCTTCATAGAAATACTTGTCTAATGCTGCTGGCAAATACTTAGTAATTAATTCAAAACTATTCATAATTTAACCTCTCCTTATAATTCTACGCCTAATAATTCAGCGGCTTTGTCTTTTTCTTCGTCTTCTTTCTTGTCAGCATCAGCAAAATCTTTACTTAAAGTATTTAAAGTTTCTTCAAGCAATGCTTTAATTTCATCATCTGACAATCCACGTTCTTGTAATAATTGTAAAAGTTCTTCTCTTGTCATTTAAAATTTCACTCCTAATAATTTACTTGCTCTTTCTAGATCCGATGGTGCATCAGGTTGATGAGCTTCGCTACCCAATTTTGTAATCGTTGTAGTATTCGTGGGCTTTTGTTCAATTTGTTTTAACCATTCTGGATGTGTTTTTAGAGCTTCTAATAATTGCTCTTCACTAAAATCAATACCAGCACCTTTAAAATGTGTGATAATATCCTCATATTTATCAGGATTGATATTATTTTTTAGAAAAGCATTTTCACGAGCTAATTCACTATTTCTTAGTTGAATTGCACCGTATTCAGTTTCCATATCACTAAATTGCTTTGACTTGTTCATTAACTCATCAAGACCTTTTAGGTTTTCCACTCCATATCTCTTAAAAAACGCATTATGCGAACGTTCAACTCTGCGTCTCATTAGATCCTGGACTTCAGCCTTAGAGTATAATCTCTCTTTAGGTTGATCTTGAGCAGTTACCTCTGCTTCAGGTGTAGTCGGCGTTTCTACAGGTTGTTCATTACCGCCAATTTGAGTTTGTAAATTTTCATCCATTTAGTTTTACCAGTTCCTTTCTGTGTATGGATTATATTTCATTTCGCCACTTTTTAATAAGTAGCCTTGTTTTATCAATTTGACGCTTTAATTTTGGTATTTTAAATACACGATATAAGCGTTCAAGTTGGTCTAACCTATCTAAATAGAAATTCAAAGTCACATGAGCTGGTGTCTGTAATGACCTGTCACCGACTTTTCTAGTATGAGGCTTTACGCCTTTTTGAACTTCTTTTAATGTATATTGCACAAAATAATGTCGACAGTAAGGTCTAGTTACAAACCACACAGGCTTACCAGTAACCCATTGCAAAGTCTTTAAGTCATGCTCTTTTGCATATGCAATGACATCTGGATCAGTTGTTTTTGCATCATAATATAATTTACCTTGCCAGTCTTTGTGGTCGGCTGCACTGTCTTTGTGCCATGATGCCATATAAAATGGCCTTTTTTTATCCTGCAACATACTTTTTAAAAGAGCTGCTTTTGCACGATCATCTTCAGAGCGGACATATTGATTTATAATAGCCGTTGCTTTGTAATCAAATTGAATTCTGCTAAATAATAGCACAAGACTTAAAGCTAAATCTTGCTTTGATTGATTAAAATCGACCGTCTTAGCTCTCTTATAAGTATTTTCAAGATAAGCTCTCAAGCGAGGAGGCATTTGCTCTTTGCTAAAATCTACAGGCTTATCGTGTATTATTCCATCATAGATTATCGCCAGGCACTTGTTCTTGGTCGTCTTCAGTCTCTTCTGTGTTTCCACCATATTCTGGTAGATCTGGGACCATTTGCTCATTTGCACTTAACTCCTTCTGATGTTGGTCTAGCCACTCGACTTCAGCGAGCTTTGCTTCATCATCTAATTTGTCTCCCCATAATAGATCTACATATTTAGCTGTGCTAATTTCACCGTTCACCCACGCAGATCCTAAAACTTGAATTTGATTTTCAAATGATGGATTCGCAAATTCATCATATTTAATATTCATTTCATATTCTTTCATCTCAATTTCACCAGTTTCTAAGAATTGTCTTATATCTAGCGAAATTTCGACTATTTTTTGAAGCATAATCGTTTCTGCATCAATAACATTATTACGAGTCATAATAGTTATTTTCTCTTTCTCACGTTGAGCTTCAGCATTGTCTTTTCTACTCAAGTCAATACCAAGTGATGCAGGACTTAATACACCAGTTAAGATGTAATCAAGAATATCTTTAGCTAAGCCGCCGTATTTGTCAAAATTCAAGTCAGGTTGAGTTGTAATAATGTCATCAGACATGTTACCGTCACCATCTGGCACACCTGATTTTTGTACGAATTGACGATTATATAAATTAGGCACACCAATTGAGCCATTAACTGACCTGTCTAACGCATCTGGATTATAATATTCCACAGGAGTTGACACACGGTTAGTTTGGCTAGCTTGACTCCAAATTTCATCAAGCATGTCAAATAAATCTAACTTGCCTGCATATACCGACTTGCCATATTTAGGATTTAGTGGATCATAAAAATATCTAGACGGTACAGCTAAAATTTTATTGTAACCAGGTATTACCATATCTTCTAAATCGCCAAGCTCTGGAAAGATAGACTTGTCAACTGCGGTTACTTCATCGCCTTTTTCGAATCTAAACATCTCATAATTGATGTAAGAATTGCCGTTTGCTTTAGATCTAGTCTCTAATAATACATAGTTTTTGTTGCCTTTTTTGTAATAGCTCTTAAAAATGATGCCGATTAATAAACCAGCTTTATAGATATATTCAACATTTTCTCCATCATAGAACTCCCACAATGGATATTTTGATAAATTTTTATTAAAATTAACTTTCCAAGCTCCAAATCCAGCAGCTAATGTCAACGGTCTAGCTTGCTGAGTAAGTTTTCTTCTAAAATCATTCTCTTTTTCGATTTCATCCCATCCTTCGCACTGTATGTCAGGCATACCAATAGCATTTGTAAGTGTTGTGATGATCATATTAGGAATGCCAGAATGCACACGCTTAATATTGCACTCTTCAGCAGATAGAGCCCAGAAGTAATTACGCTTATTTCTGTTATAAATTGGATTTTTAGCAAAGCCGATAGCTTGCCTTTGTGTATAGAAATTAAGTAGTTCATTGCCATCGCCTAAATACCAGACTTTATTAGCTTGAATTTCCTCAATTTTTAGCTGATCATTGTCGGCGATAAAAGTTAAACGCTCACTATTCGGATTCTCATCCAAGCGTTCAACTCCCTGACGTCTTAAAATTTTCTTTTTAATAAATTCTTTTAAAGTCATTTATAAACTCCTTATAATTTATTTTTAAATGGTGGACTTTATGAGGATCGAACTCATGACCTTATGCTTGCAAAGCATACATTCTCCCAGCTGAACTAAAAGCCCATTATCACCCTCTCTGGGCCACATTATTAAGAGGTGCGAGAGGTATTATTTTCTGGTCGTGGAGAAAGGACTCGGACCTTTGACCTCCAGATTATGAGACTGGTGAGCTGCCAACTGCTCCACTCCACTATGTTGAGGAGCACAGAATAAAGGTTTAACGGCCGACTTACCTTTGTGTTAGCACTTAGTTTCCTCGTGATCTAACTAATTCTAATGCTCCTTAAAATCTTTATATCGTTTTATTTTAGGCAATAATGGAATCCAAGCATATTCATTAGCATTAATTGCATGATCGTCAACATCTTCTCGACATCGACCGTCTTCAGCTTGTCTTGCATTGCCTAGTTCTCTAGCTAAATTTTTACACAAATTACATACTTCAAACTCACCAAATGCCATGAGTAGATTCACAAAATCAACTCTTGACTGTATTTTGTTCTTAGTAGATGCAATAAATCTAATATTCATGACTCCAAGCTCCATAGCTTTAGCTTGAAGTACAGTTCTGAATCCTCCTGAGTCGGCTGAATCTACGTAGCAGCAAATAGTGCCTTTCATGAGAACTGGATGAGATCTGTATCGGTCAATCCATTCTTTTATCTTCTGAATCATCTCATGAGCTATTTCTGGAGCTCCTTTTTTAACAATTTGATTCTGATTTGAGAAGAAATACTCATCGATGCACTTAATTTTACTGTAATCCGAGCTAATACCGACTAATTGCATTGTCATGGCACTACGATATCTATCTGGATCCTTAGTAACTTTGCCTTCACCGTTGCCCATTCCTATGTCAATACCTATAGAAAATATAGATAATGGCTCAGAAAGCAGGATATTGTGTGGCTTAATAAGCGAACTGTTCCAATAAGGATATGTCGCACTGCTATTATTTCCCCACATACCGAGTCCTTCGACCTTGTAGATCTCCAGAGCTTTTAATTTTAGCTCAGCCATCGACTCATCTTTGTAAGGCGATCTAAATTCATTGATTCTAAATGTCGATTTATGCAGATATAAACCTTTACTGTCCTGACCTAAGCTAAAATCTGAATCATAATAGTCGGCATAGTCATGATTTTCTAAATATTCATAGTCATCTTCTAGTCGGTCTTTCCAAAAAATCTCATAAATCCAGGATTTTTTATCCCAACCGTTCATCAAGAAGGTAATTTGTAAGCCTTCACCTGACTGACTACGCACAGATCCATCAATTTGTCTAAAATCCTCATAAGATTCTAGCTCAGATGCCTCTTCAAAGTAAATGTCGGTCAGTTCTCCAGTAGTAAATTTAGTTGAAGTAATCGCAGTCGGATTATTGCAGCCTTTAAAAATAATTTTTTGTCCTGTAGGACGGTAAATTATCTCAGCTGGAGACTTTTTTATAATAAAATACGGAGCTAATCCTAATTTATAGATCATCGACACAATATTTGGATAAGTCGATGTCGAGTTATTAGTGTCGTCTTTACGGCACATAATAATATTTCTATTAGGATCAGCAATTATTTTAAAAATTGGCTCATATCCACCAATATTAACCGACTTTTTAGTAGATCTAGCACCTTCAAAGCATCTATAACGAGCTGGGCAGTTAGTCCACCAGGCATTATTATAGCCTTTGCCGATGCACTGTTGCACGCTAATTGTCGCCATCAGGTCTCACATCCATGCACACAGTAATTTTATCAACTAAAAGACCGTTGCCAGTCTTAAGCAACTCATTTTCAGCCTTTAATTTCTCAATTTCAGCCTCTAGCTTACGATCTTCGCCGAGTAATTTCACAATCATGTCAATAGCTTTGACATCACCGAGACTAGCTCTTTTAACCAACGGTAGAACGAGTAGAGCTTTATTAGAAATATCAGGATCATTTGGAAATAATTGTTCTAATTTTTTCTTATCTTTATCAGAAGGAGCTTGATCTGCCCAGGCATGAAGGAGTTCGGACAAAGTTTTTTTACGCCTACGTGCCTCAGCCGATGCTTTACCGCCTAAAGCTCCATTCTTACGAGCTTCTTCCGATGTTGGTACTTTAATTGGCATAAAAACATCTCCTTTGCGTTAATTATATCAGACGGGCATATAATCTGTCAATTATTTTTTTATTTTCATAATATTTTCATAAAAACGATGTAGAGGGTTAGAGGGTTTTTCGCAAATTTCATAAAATTTTCCTATAATTTTATTCTCGCGTATTTTTATGAAATTTTAACAAAACTATCTAACTATCTACAAAAACATTAAAAAATTATTAAAAAAATATTGACATTATATTAAAAAGGTAGTAAACTATATGCGAGGAGGACATAAGAATGACAGAAAATGAATTTATATTAGAAGATCGTATTGCTAAAATACAAAGTATTAACGAGCAATATGATTTAGAAAATAATTCATATATTGCTTTCAGTGGTGGTAAAGATTCGGTAGTGCTGTCAAAGTTAATTGACCTTGCATTACCAAATAATAATATACCAAGGTTATATGCTAACACAGGTATTGAATATAATATGATGGTTAAATATGTCATAAGAGAGAGAGAGAGAGATTCACGAATCATTATAGTGAACCAAAAAAGAAACATAAAACAGACATTAGAAGCTTACGGTTATCCTTTTAAGAGTAAAGAACACAGCTTACGAGTAGAACAGTTTAATAAAGGATCAAACGCTAAATTCATTAAAAAATATACTGAAGGATGGAACTCTAAATTTAAGTGTCCGAAAATATTACTTTATCAATTTAAAGAACAGGGTAAATACAATTATAGTAATCAATGTTGTTATAAACTCAAAAAATCTTTATTACATAATAAACAAAAAGAGTTGGGACTAAAAATTAATATTACAGGTATGCGTCAAGAAGAAGGTGGTAATAGACAAAGACTTTCTTGTATAACTAACAATGGTAAATCATTTCATCCATTAATAGTTGTATCTGAAGAATGGGAAAATTGGTTCATTGACAAATATAATATAAAATTATGTGAATTATATTATCCACCTTACAACTTCAAACGAACGGGTTGTAAAGGTTGTCCATATTCGTTAAATTTACAAAATGATTTAGATACAATGGCACAATTATTACCAAATGAACGTAGACAGTGTGAGATTATCTGGAAACCAATATATGACGAGTATAGACGTATTGGTTATAGACTAAAACCAAATATTTTTGATTTTTTAATAAAAAAATATTAAAAAGTTATTGACAAGTTATTGAAAATATGTTAAAATATAGGTGCAATAATAAAAAAGGAGCCAAGTAAATATGACAAACAAGGAGGTAGAAAAGTATGTATTTGAAAGTTCCAAGTAATTACAAAAAGACAGTCGTATCAATCCAAAAAATCGAAACTGATGATGGATACATATACGAATTAAATTTAAGAGATGGTTATGGCCTTTATGGATCGGAAGATGAAACTGGTTTAATTTATTTTGAATCATACAAAGAGATGGTAAAAGAAATGAAATATATAAAAGGAGTTAAAAAATGAGTTCAATCGAGTCAACAGCAATTTATATGATACGTAAGCCTACAACCGAGGCGACTTACACAACAGCAAGACAACAGGACATTTATCAAGCCAGAACATTATATAGAAAATACCGAGAGGTCAAATATTATAATGGTTGGGTTATGATTGGTGGCATTGTAGTAAATGGAATTAGTAAAAGGGAGATGCAGAAAATTGAAAAAGAAATTGATAGAGAAAATTAAACAACGACTAATTGACCTTGAGCGTTATAGTTATTTTGATATATTAGCATTATGCGATAAAGTGCTGCCTAATATGAGTCGTAGAAAATTAAGAAAATTCTGGAGAGAGATATGCGAGTAAAAGAATTTAAATCAGGATATTTAGTAATATTAAAAGACTGGTGGTGCAGGTATGGTAAAAATGCATTTGTTGATCGTGCCTGTGCTACGATGGAGGAAGCTGAGTATGTTAGAGAGAGTCTCAAAAAAAATGATAGAAAGGAATTTATAATTTATGAAGTACACACTAACTAAGAAAGATGAATATATGTATATATTAATGATAAGTAATAGGCTACAAGAGCGATATGCTATATTCGAGGAGAAGGATGCATTAATTCGGGAACGCACATCACTAACACGTTCGCTTACAGAGTGCTTTGCAGATAGATTTTTAAATATAGATATAGAAGAAATGAGATTTATTGATTTAATGGATGATACTGAAAAAGATTTATTTATGGATTTAGAGATTGGCCACACGTATGCAGAATTCGTACAATTTGGTGTGGTTGATGCATTTAGAAGAATTGTGCGTCGCAATAGTCTACCTTACGAGTTCCCTGAACTTGATAAAAAAGACCCTATGAAAGGATGGAATGAGGAATGCAAAGACTGACAAAGAAAATATCTAAAAATATTTATGAAGTAAAAAGTAAGGACATCGATTATGAATTAGAGTGTTCCAGTATTGGTCTGGAATTAAAAGGTCAAATAAATGCGTATGACGACATATTGAGTCTGATCGAGAGTATGAGATGACACCAGAGCAAGCATTAGATAAAGCAATAATGTTATGGTGTGGAGAGCATAATTGGCTATGCTTTCATATAAACGTTGGTGGTGGCAAAATGCAAAATGGCACATATTTCAGAACTGGCGTACCAACTGGATGGCCCTGACCTAACTATTATCACAGATGACGGACGAGTCATATTTTGCGAGACCAAGATCCATCCACGTAAGCCAACACAGGAGCAAATTAATTTTATAGCAAATTTGCAAGCAAGAAATATTAAGGCTTTTGTAGCCTACACTTTGGAGGAGTTTATAAATGAAGTACAAAACTAAGCAGCTTTTAAAAATGTCGCAGGATGAAATATTTGAATTATGTGATGGAAACTGTGATACTAAACGTTGTTTATTTAAAAAATCTTTAAGAGAATGCAGACAAGATGGTTTTTGTATTTCTCAAACATATGAATTTTTAGATGGATGGATTAAAGATGACGAGCAAGAAATAAAAGCATTAGAATTTGATATAAAAAATATAAAAGAACGCATCGAGAAATATAAAAAATGGAAGGGGAAATTCGAAGATGAGTTACGTAAGAACAAATAATGATGAAATATACAAATACACTACAGATTTTGATGAATATATTATTGCTACTACAAATGGTATGGAAGGAATAAGTATTAAGAAAACAGATATAATCAAAGAAGCTGACACTATTATAGACTTATGTGACGGAGTTCTTGTTGAAGAAAAAGATAATCCAAATAAGTGGTTTATTATGAAAGTAGAAGAGTTTAAAATGACTTCATTAGATAAAATGATGATTAAATGTTTTAATTTTAAAGCATTTATTAAAACCGATAAAGGTCTTATTTATGTTGGTGAAATGAATAGTGAAGGAAAGTTAGAATTATGCAAAGACTAACAAAGAAAGATAAAGACCATATTGGTGGTTATGCTCCAAATGGAACTTATGATATTGATTGGAAAGCAAATGCTTTTGAAAAATTAGGTCAATATGAAGATATTGAGGAACTATGTGAAAAGATTAAAACACAAACAATTTATCAAAAAATATTATATAGTGGTTACAATAGATATTATATTACTGAAGATAAATTTTGGGATTGTTCTATTTCATATAATTTTGAAGCAAGAATGATTGAAATATACCAGTATGAATGGGTAGATGGGTTAAAATTAGATGAGTATGGAACACAATGGGCTTTAACTAGAGAGGATTTAGAAAATGTTAAATGAGAATGTTGAAAAACAAATAAAAGCAATAGCGATTTTGAGGTGAATCAATGACAAAGAGAAGAAGAATTAAATTGCTTGCAGAATTAAGAAATGAGTTCACTACAAAACCTATCAATTTTTTTGAAGTCAAAGCATGTAATAAAATAAAAGAATTACCTAAAAAATTAAAAGTGTATAGAAATGTATTTTATGGCAGTGGACATAAGAGAATAGAACAGGTCACTATTCCATTTAATGAATTTGAAGTAAATTATTTAATTGAGTTATTAGAATTTATTGAGGTAGAAAAATGAAACCAAAAATTAAAAAAATATATAAAAGAGTAACTTGTTTAATTGTTATTAAAAGGAAAAGAAAATGAAAAATAAATTTATTAAAAGAAAAGTAGTTATTAAAGTTCCTGTACATCTTCATACCACAGAAGGAATAATTAGTCTTAGTGGATATAAAATCATTGAATATAAAATGAAAATAAAAAAGAGGTTAAGAAATGGAAAGTAAAGAAGCAATTAAAAGATTAAGACAAGAAACTTGCCCTGCAACATATATGCCTGACTTCGACAAAGAAGAATGTTTGCAAGTTATTGAAAAAGACCTTGATAGGTTAGAAAAATTAGAAAAAGCCTTTGAACTTTTAATGAAGAGATATGGCTTTAGAGTTTATGAAACTAAAGACTTTGAAGGCAATGAACATAAACATTTTACAACAGGGCTCCTCGATGGTTATTTTACTTTATCACAAGACGAATATGATTTACTAAGAGAGGTGTTAAGGAATGCTAAAAAAGATTAAAGACTTGACAAAAGAAGAAATAAGAAGTATATGTAGCAAGAGAATTAAATCTTTTGAATGCTGTTTTAATTGTCCTTTATACTATGATGATGTTGGTATATGTTTACTTGATGAAGATGTTTATAAGTTTATAAATAAAGAAATTGAGGTTGAAGAAAATGATGTATCGAATAAAAAGTAAAGCCAAATTAAAATATTTAACTGATTTATTATTCGGAAAATTAGTTGATACTAATATTGATTTAACACCAAGACAAAAGAGTAATATTGTTACTTATTCTAATGATTTAAAAGAAGATTTAGATAGACTTGAAAAGTATGATAAAGTAAAAGACTTTTTAAAAACTAATCCATCTTATTTATCTGCTATACTTGGTTTTGATAGTTATGAAGACTTTAAGCATTATTATTCATCTAACTATACAAAAGATGTTAATGAAGAAATATTTAATTTAGTAAAAGAAGTATTTGAACATAAGTATTATAAGTATGTAGTAAAAGAAAGAGGTACTCGAAGATGAGTAGAAGTTTGAAAGCATTAAATCGGATTGAAGAACAAGCAAGTAAAGTTTTTAAACATTATAAACAAGATATTAGTTATATTAGAGAAGATTTATTAAAACTTAAAAAATTAAGAGAAACTTTACCTATGATGTTGGTTGTCGCTAATAATAAGTATTATTTAATTATTGAAAGTAAAGAACGTTATTTAGCACCATTCCATAAAATGGAATTATCAAAAGTAGAATATGATTCTTTAAAGGAGGTGTTTGGATGAAACTATTATTATATTGCACTAAAAGTAAACCATATTTAATAGAAAATCCACAATGGATTATAAATATGGGAAAACCAAGATTTATTGTTAGCAAAGACAAAACATACATTGATGATTTAGTTAGAAATGGCAAAATTGTAGCAGAATGTGATTTTGAGGTGGAAGATTTACATTATAGTGAAGAATTATTAAAAAAATCTTGTCTTACTGCAAAAGAAATATTTGATTATATTAAAAATAGTAATACAGCTTATGAAATTCATATTAAAAATTTACATGTGTTTGATACACCAAGAACATTGCTTTATTTTTCTTGTGCAAGAGCGCCGCAAAATATGATGTATGTTTATGATGGCGATGAAAAGAAAGTGCTTATTTCAATTCGCCCTGAATGGTTATGCAAAATCTTAAATGGTGAAAAAACAATCGAAGTTAGAAAGAAAGTATTAAAGGAGATGTTAAAATGAATAGACTCGATAATTTATTTTTTGAATTAAAAGGTATTAAGATACTTAATAATCATAAAAGGATAGTTGCATTATATAAAAATTGGACATTAGAAATTAAAAATGGTGATGTTAAATCAACTGATGAATCCTATTATATAATAAACTCAGATTTTACAAACACTGAAGAGGTCATAAATCAAATAAAAGAAAACAAAAAAGAATTTGATAATGTAAAGAACGAAATACTATCTATAATAAATACACCATTAGAAGAAAAGAAAAAATATATTTACGAACACTTGGAGGAATTAGATAATGAAAAAAAATAAATTAGTAATAGACCCGCACGGACGTAATCATTTTAGATTTATGCCTGATAAGGATCGAGTGCTGCCAGAGAGTGAAAAAGAGCAAATTGAAATGGTGGAAAAATTATATAATGAATTAGTCGTTGGCGGAGTCATTATTTATACCAAAGTAAAAAGTGGTTCTTATTCTATCAGAGCTATCAGATATAATGCGATGTATTATATTGTTGTGTGTATCAAGAATGAATTTAAGACTTATAATAACACAATTTATGAATTGAAATTTGAAAATGATGCTCTGGCAATTTGTAAATTGATAGGTAAGAATATATTAACTATGATGTCTGATTATAAAAAGCAAATATTAGATGCCAAGAAAATGCACGTTGTAAGAAAGGAGGATACAAATGAAGAAGGGCGAGACGCTAGCGAAAGCAATGATCAGTAAAAGAATGGAAAAAAACATAAGTATGACGGCGGCAGCGAAAGAAATAGGAGTGGATTTTGTCACACTTTGGAAAATTGAATCCAAAGGTTATACATCATTAAGATATGATACCGTCGGAAAAATCGCTAAATTTTTAGAAATCACAGAGAAAGAAGTAAGGGATTTACTATGATTATTACAAATAAGTATGGATTACCACAGGCATTAGTTGATATTATTAAATCAGACGAAAAAGAACACGATCCAAAAGAGTATGGTGTGACTACAGTTTTGAAACCAACACGTGAAATTTTATTAAAACGTAGACACGAGAAAGAATTAGAAATTGATGTATCAGATTGCATCAATAGATTATTTGGCACAGCATTCCATAGTTTAATTGAAAAACACGATAGGACTGGAATGAGTGAATTAAAATTAGAAGAGAGAGTCCTTGATGATTATAAATCGGTTGGAAGACTTGATTTATACAATGCGGAAAACGAATCTATCATCGATTACAAGACAGCAACCGTATGGAAAGTAATGTTTAAGGATTTTGAGGACTGGCGTAAACAAGGATTATTATATGCTTGGTTATGTTTAAAAAATGGATTTATTGTTAAAAAAGTAATATTCTATGCCTTTTTAAAAGACTGGACTGCACGAGAAAAACGTAAGCAAGGAGAGAATTATCCAGGCTCACAAATTTACACATATGAATTTGATGTAACAATTGGTGATCTAATGAAAATTGAAGATTGGCTAACTGCTAAATTCGAGGAAATAGCTGTCAATGAAAAATTAAGTGACGATGAATTGCCACCTTGTCCTGATGAGGATTGTTGGTACACGGGTGATAAATACGCTGTGTATAAAAATACTAATGATGCAAAAGCACAAAGGGTATTTGATAATATTGAAGAAGCCAACGGATATTTAATTAACAAGATGGATGGTAAAGGTGTCGTTGCATTTAGAAAAGGCGAATATCGTAAATGTCAAGACTATTGTGAAGTATGTAATTTCTGTAAGTATTATAAAGAAAGAGGAGGTAAGTAATATATGGGAATTCCAGTTTTAGTTTTAGGACGCTCAGGTAGCGGAAAAAGTCGCAGCATCAAAGATTTAGATTGTGGAATTATTAAGGTAATCGAAAAAGAACTACCATTTAGAAATAATTTTAAAACAGTCACTACTGCAGATTACACAAAAATTATCCAAATTTTAATGGGTAGTAAAAAAGATAGTATTGTAATTGATGATGCGGGATATTTATTAACAGATGAATTTATGCGTAGAGCAACAGAAAAGGGCTATGATAAATTCACTGAGCTTGCAAATAATTTTTATAATTTAATTCAATTTATTACAACGAGACTACCAAGAGAAAAAATTGTATATTTATTAATGCACGAAGATGAAAATGAAATCACAGGACAAGTAAAACCAAAAACTATCGGTAAATTACTAGATGAAAAAGTATGTGTAGAAGGAATGTTTACTATCGTGTTAAGATGTATTGAACACAAATTCTATACAAATAATAGTGGTTGTGCCAAATCACCTGAAGAAATGTTTGGAACTGAAGAAATCGATAATGACCTAAGTTTGGTCGACAAGGCAATAAGAGATTATTATAATTTAGAAGGAGGAAAAGAAAATGATCAACAAGCCAAGTAACTGGGATGAAGTAGCAGAAAATGAAGTAGTGGAGAGTACAGGGTTAATAGTTGGTGCTTATCCGTGTCAAATTAAAGATGTCATTGACAATTCAGAAAAAGAATATCTAGAAATTAGATTTGATATCGTTAAAGACAAAAATTTTACTAATTATTTTACTAATTTAAAAGAAAGATTAGAACTTGAGCCAGATGTATGGCCAAACCAAGGCATCTACAGAGCGAGTTATAAAGAAACCGCTACTAAATTTTTTAAAGCATTTATTACAGCGGTGCAAAAAAGCAATCAAGGTTACGTATGGGATTGGAATCCAAAATCACTAAAAGGTAAATATATGGTTGCTAATTTTGGTGAGGAAGAGTATGAAGCACAAGATGGTTCAATTAAAATTTCAATTAAAGCTAGAGAAATTAGATCAATTGAAGCGTGGAAAGCCGGCGAAGTTAAAGAATTACAAATTAAAAAATTAAAGAGAAAAGAAACAAATGATCCATTTGCAAATTTAGTACCAGAAAATTTAGAAACAATAAGTGATGATGATTTACCATTCTAGGAGGTAGTTATGTTTGAAAATATACCCAGCGAATTAAAGCAAGAGGCATTATGGTGTTGCTGGAAATTAGCACCAAATGGCAAAATACCCATTGATGCATTAAAAGGCACACTTGCAAAATCCAATGACAAATCTACATTTTATCCTTGGGCTACCATATTAAAATACGCTGGTTCATATTTAAGAAAAGAAAATGAACGATGGGTTGGAGGTATAGGACTAGGCATATTTAATGGATTTAGTGCTATTGACATTGACCATTGCATTGATGAAAATGGAGTAATGAGTGATTTAGCACAAGAGATTATTGATTATTGTCAAAGCTACACTGAAAAAAGCCCATCAGGACGTGGAATTAGAATCATATTTAAAACTGATTTAAAAGAATATGATAAGACTGCTTATTACATTAACAATGCAAAAAGAGGTCTAGAAATTTACATTGAGGGTGCAACTAGCAAATTTGTCACAATTACAGGGGACGCAATTTTGTCCTGTGGTGTTAATAAAATAGATATTGAGTATTTGCTTGAGAAATATATGAAAAAGCAACGTAGGGCAAATAATCCGCCTAAAATAAAGAAAAATACATATAATATTTATGACTTTATTAACCGAGATGATAAATTGTGTAGTTTGTGGAATGCACAAGCTCCGGGATCACATTCTAACGAGTCAGAACTCGATTTAGCACTTTGCAGCAAACTTGCATTTTACTTGCAACGGGACCCAGATGCTATTAAATCGGCATTTGAAGACTCACCATATTATGCAAGTAAGGATGAAAAACACAAAAGAAAATGGGATACGATTTACTCGGAAAATACTATCAATTATGCGATTGAGGGTTGTACTGAAATTTACACTCCAACATTTACAAGTCGCACAAAATATGAATTAAATGACACGGGTAACGCACACAGATTTATTGATGAATTTGGTCCGGACTTGCATTACAATGTCGATAATAAAATGTGGATGCTTTGGAATGGTGCAAATTGGCAATTTGATGTATTTAATAATGTAAAAAATCTAGCCGAGATACTAATTGAAAAAATGAAAATGGAAGCTCTTAATTGCAATGATGCTGATAGGCAAAAAGAATTATTAAGAAATGTTAATAAGCTCTATAATTCTGCAGGCAAAGAATCAATGCTAAAAGAGTCGCAGCACTTACCAATGGTCCCAGTCAATAATGACGCATTTGATAAAGATGATTATTTATTTAATACCAATTCATATGTAGTCAATTTAAAAACTGGTAAAACCATCCCACACAATAAAAATCTATTACTTAATAAAATAAGTCCAGTGGATTTAAGCAATAAAAAGCCAGTGCAATTCTTAAGATTCTTTGAAGATATTTTCAAAGGCAATAAAGAAGTTATGCATTATGTTCATAAAGCTCTAGGTTATTCATTAACTGGAGACTGCAGAGAGCAAGTAATGTTCTGGCTTGTCGGTGATGGCAATGATGGTAAAAGTCTATTACTTCAAATCGTGCAAGAGGTAATCGGTGATTATTCTTTAACATCAAATCCAGATTTATTATTGGATAAAAAAACACAAACTGCTAATTTATCGGAAGTTGCAAGACTTAGAGGAATTCGTATGTGTGTTGTTAATGAATTAAAATTAGGCGAAAAATTAAATGAATCAGCCGTTAAAGACATTACATCTGGTAATAATAAAATTGTAGCAAGATTCTTATATTGCAATGAATTTGAATTCTTACCTAAAATGAAAATTTGGATTGCTACTAACTATCTACCAATTATTAAAGGCACCGATAAAGGTGTATGGCGTAGACAAGTAGTAATTCCAATGACACGTAATTTACAAGATGATGAAGTCGACCAAGATTTAATTTATAAATTACGCACAGAGAAAAACGAGATTTTCACCTGGTTAGTCGAAGGCTGCTTATTATGGCAAAAAGAAGGTCTTAAATTACCTGATTGCTTAAGGAATGAAAAAGAAGCATATAAGACCGACATGGACTTAGTACAAAAATGGATCAATGAAAATTGTGAAATTGGCGATAAATATGTAACAAAAGCAAGTGAGCTTTTTGAGAATTTCAAAAACTACTGCAAAATAAATAATGAATATGAAATGTCACAGACATTATTCGGACGTAATTTCGGTAAAAAATATAAAAAGAAATTATATGGTGGAATTACGGTTTACGAAGGAATAAGGTTAAAAAATAACATATGACAATAAACGAAATTATTAAAGATTTGAAAAAATCAGGATGCAATTCAAAACAACAAGTCATCGAAAAGTTGCAAAATCTAACAAAAGATGACTTGTTAGAATTGCGTAGAGATATTAATGAAAGGATAGCATTAAAAAATGACACCGTTTGAAGAGGCAATAAAAAAATATTTAGATCAAGTTGCATCTGAAGATGCAGCTTTTAAAGAAAAATACGAATCTGAAGATAAATCATTAACTAAATGTTGTGATTATATTGTTAGCGAAGTTAAAAGAATAGGTAGAAAAGGCTACACCGATGGTGAAATTTATCAAATGGCTAGACATTATTATAATGAGCCAAATGAAGAATTAAAAATAGATTCTTCTCAAAAAAATTGTAAAATTGTTACTAACGAAGAATCTCAAGATACTTTTGAAAAAGCACCGACACCTAAAGCAAAGCCAGTTACTAATTCTAAGCCAAAGCCAGCTAAAAAAGAAGAAAAGCAATTACAGCAATTATCATTATTTGATTTTGGAATGGAGATATAGATGGCACACCGCTTTGAAGCTATAGAATATTTAGGATATATTAATAAAAAAGTATGTAGGATTATAAAAGCCAAATATAAAGACAAAGAATTAGATGTATATTATGAAGATTTTGAAACTGGTAAAAATTACTATAGAAATTTAGAATATAGCTATTTAAGTGGTTATTTAGTTACATTCCCAGGAGAAAAAGTAAGATATAGCTATTCTAGTGAAACTTATATTCAAAAATTAAGTGATTGGCAAGAAGCACATTTTTCAATGAATATCACTAAAAAATATAATCGAAATGAAAGTGACTTTTTATTATTAGCAGAAGGATATCCAAAATATAAATTTATACTAAACAAATTAATGGAATTAAGCAAAACTTATTATGTATCATTAGATGATATATTTGGATGTATGAGATTATATGATGTTTATCCAGAAATGGAATATTTAATATGTCATGAATTTTTCTATTTAATTGGCAATGTAAGCATCTACCGTTATACAAAAAAGAATAAAAAATTATTCATGAATTATCTTCTTAAACACCGTAAATATTTTGCACAATGTAATGATCTAACAGTTCGTGAAATTTTTAAATGTGCTAAAAATAATATAAATCCTGAGTACCATAAATTTTTTAAAAACTATCCAGAAGATATTTGTAAATATTTATTAAAAAATGATCGATGGAAATTAGGAGAAAATTATTATAATGATTATAAAGAAATGGCTATAGAAATGGGACATGATATGAATGATCCTTATTGGAAATTTCCAAATAATTTAGAAGAAGCACACAACAAAGTAATGAATGAGAAAAGTCAATTTGAAATAAATAAGCAAAAAGAAAAAGAAGAACAAATGATTAAAGTTGTTAAATCATTACAAAAAAACAATAAAACTATTAACGGTTATAATATATTTATTGCTAATTCAACAGAACAATTTATTAAAGCTAGTAATGTATTAAATCAATGCTTGATGCGAGCTCATTATATAGATAGAGTTATTAAGCAAGAAAGTATAATTGTGATGATTTGGAATAATGATACACCAATTGCTACAGCTGAAATCGATTATAATAAGCAAGTTAGACAATTTTACGGTGATGAAAAAGATCACACAAATTGTAAGCCAACTGAAGAAATACAAAAAATATTCTATTCCTGGCTTGAAAATTGTAAGTTTAGAAAAGCACGTTTAGTTGCTTAGAAAGGAGTGATGCAATGTTAGGTGCAATAATCGGTGATATTGTGGGATCTATTTATGAATTTCACAATATTAAAACTAAGAAATTTGAATTATTTAGTCCTAAATGTTATTTTACCGATGATACAGTCATAACTATTGCAATTTATTTAGCATTAGAAGATTCGAGCAAAAAGCCTTTAGAAGACCGAGTAATATATTATATGCAAAAATTAGGCCGTCAATATCAAGGTCGTGGATACGGAACAATGTTTTATGGATGGTTACACAGTTTAACACCAACACCTTATTATAGCTTCGGTAATGGTGCAGCAATGCGTGTAAGTCCAGTAGTTGATTTTGCTCATTCTTTGGAAGAAGTAAAAGAACTAGCTTATAAAGTAACTTGTGTAACACATGATCATCCAGAAGGATTAAAAGGAGCTGAAACAACTGCTGTTGCTATTTGGCTAGCAAAAAATGGAAAATCAATTCAAGAAATTGGTGAATATATAAATAATAATTATTATAAATTAGATTTCACATTAGATGAAATTAGACCAACTTATAAATTTAATGAGACATGCCAGGACACTGTTCCTCAAGCTATAGTAGCGTTTTTGGAATCAACTAGCTTTGAGGATGCAATTAGAAATGCTATATCTATCGGTGGTGATTCTGATACACTTGCAGCAATTACAGGAAGTATTGCTGAAGCATATTATGGTATACCAGAAGAAATTAAAAGAAAGGCAATGACTTATTTAGATGATAACTTTAAGAACATAATTAATAGGAGGAAAAATAAATAAAATATGTTTGGATTAGTATTTGGAATTTTAATTTTACTTGCAGGAATTATTGCAATGATTTTCTTTTCTATTCATGTAGTTGAAGAAGAAAAATATGAAGGAGAAGGATGGAATAAAAAAGTAATAGGAGTTGAAAAGACAAAGCCTTTGAAAAAATTTGCTTTACCAGTCTTTTTTGGAGCATTATTTTTAGGTTTATTAATTACATTTTTTGGATGCATTTGCAACGTACCAACAGGACACACTGGAGTTGTTACAGTATTTGGAAAAGTAAAAGACGAAACATTAGATAGTGGATTCCATATGAAAACTCCATGGGAATCTATTGTAAAAATGGATAATCGTGTGCAAAAAGAAACTGTGGAATTAAGTTGCTTTTCTTCTGATATTCAAGAAGTGAAAGTTACATATACACTTAATTTCCAAATCAATAAGGCTGCGGCTTCACAAATTTACAAGACAATTGGAAAAGATTATTATGCAGTAACAATCGCTCCTGCAGTAGCCGAAAGTGTAAAAGTTGTAATTGCTAAATATACAGCTGAGGAACTAATCGGAACTCGTGAGGCTCTTGCATTAACTATTGAACAAAATCTTGATGAACAATTGTTATATTTTAATATCGAACTTGTTTCTACTTCAATCGAAGACATTGACTTTACTGATTCTTTTACAAATGCAGTTGAAGCAAAACAAGTAGCCGATCAAAAAGCAAAACAAGTAAAAATCGAACAAGAACAAGCAAAAATGGAAGCACAATACAATAAAGAAATTGCTGAAATTCAGGCTAACGCTGCTGCTGAAGTAGCAAGAATTCAAGCTGAAGCAGACTTAACAGTTCAAAAAATTAATGCTGATGCTGCAGAATATACAGGAAAAAAAGAAGCAGCAATCACACTTCAAGCACTAGCTGGTATTAATGGCTGGTCTGTGGTTTCAAGTGACGAAGGAATAAATCAATTATATAAACCTGATGGGACTGTTGTTACTGATGCTGAATTAAAAGCTGGTGTTGAAAGTTTGATAAAATATTATTATACACAAACTTGGGATGGAAAATTGCCTGAAACTTATATGGGAGATGGAGATGTTTCTACTGTTATCATCCCATAAAGATTATGCAATTAAGACCATATCAAGAAGACATAATTCAAAAATGTCGTCAAGCATTTAAAAAAGGTTTTAAAAGGCCTTTAATAGTTCTGCCTTGTGGTGGTGGTAAGACCGTATGCTTTGCTTATATGGCCCATCGCCACACAGGTAAGACTTGGTTTTTAGTCCACAGGCAAGAACTCGTGGATCAAGCCAAGAGTGTAGTAGGAGAGTCCGATAATGTCTATATTGGTATGGTAGGCACCGCATTAAAAAAAGCTCCTTTTCCACCTTCTATGATTATATTCGATGAAGCCCACCACGCTACTGCTGCTACTTGGAAACGCATAATAGCAGCATATCCAGACGCATATATTATCGGACTAACCGCTACACCGTGCAGACTCGATGGCTCACCACTCGGACAAATATTCGATTGCCTGATTGAAGGAGTCTCTGCAAATTGGCTTATAAACAATTCTTATCTTGCTCCTTATAATTACTTTGCTCCATCGCTAAAATTGATTACACCGCAAATTAAGGGCCAAGAATTCGATGTTAATGCAATAGAGTATAAAAATAAGATTTATGGCGACGTAACAAAATATATAAGTGATAAAAAGACAATTATTTACTGTCCA